GAATAGATCATATCGATTAAATCGCGGTTAGAGAATCTTGGTATTCCTAGTGAATCTGTTTTCATAAGCATTAATGTATTTTACGATACATTTATCAGATTGTCAAGACCTTTATTGCCATTTTCTTGGTCTTGCTGTTGATTTAATTTTTGTTTTGCTCTGCGGGATTGTAATTCTAACTTATACTCTTCAATCAGCATTGTAATCTGCATTTGTACACCTGCATTTGCTGTTTGCCAATATCTTTTTTGCAGTTGGAAATATCTTTCCTCTAGTTCATTGTCAGAGTATGTTGATAAATCGCCTGTACCTGGGTGCATGTTATGCTTCCGAGAATTCGCCTACTTTTCTACCAAACACTGTAGCACCACCGTTTGATGTCCAAAACTCTAAAATAACAATATTATCGTTATTTAGAGTAACAGTACTAGTCATCGAATCATCAACGTAAAGTACGCCGCCGCCGAAGATAGTAAATTCAACATCGGTCGAATTTGTATTGCCGTCTGCTCTTGCAATTTCTAATGTAATTTTTGCAAGTCTATCTTCGTTATTACCTCCAGCACTTGAAGGTAAAGGCCATTCAGAAAGAACAACTGTTTTATCCCCGCCGAAGCGTAAAATTTGATAGTGACCGTTTGTAAAGTTGACTTGAGGAGTTTCTGGACCGTCTGTAAATGTTGTAGACTGTAAAACTTTTTGTGTCGAACTATCTAAGTTTGCGTCAATAACTGCTGTACCAGCAAAATTATTCGCTTCATTTAACTTAACTGTGTTAGTTTGTAATGCTTCTATTTCTGTTTTAGCATTGCTAAAATTTGATTCAATAATAGAAAAATTATCTCTAAAGCCACGTGTATCGTTGTCTACACCTGCTTGTGGATAGTTTACATCTATTTCATTTACTCTAATGTTACTGGCCATATTTTTTTCCTCAAAGTATTTATCTTGTTTTAAACGTTATATTGATAATTTGGAAATAGAATGTATTGTTCATTCACATTATCAAGCGTTCTATCAATTATATATCTATCTATTGTAAAGTCGATATTTTTTACATCAAAATTTCCTTGATTGATTTCATTTTTAATGTTTAATAAAATATCTGCACTTCTTCCTGGTTTACAATAGCAGACTGGAACTGCTGTTGTGTAATCCAATTCTCTTAGTTCGGTATCTGCTTGCGGTGTACGCATCCATAGTGGAAGATACAATCTATCATTACCGCCTGTTATTTCAATCCTATCTCTCATATGATCAATATTTGAATTATAACGTATATTGTCAGATGTTTGTGCTACATTAACACTAGTATTATCTGCTTTAATTGTTGTATGTGTAGGTCTTATACGCATTGGTTCGCTATCTGCTTTAAGAAGTGTAACGGTAATTTCTTGATCGCCACGAATAGTAATAGTAAAGTCTTCGTTATCTGCGTCTATAGCAATATTACTTCCTTCTCTAGGATCTATTATAATTTCTTCTTGGCTAGGAACAATAAATCTTACTGTTTGTCTACCATAGATAGGAACTTCCGAAATACCACTTGCTGTATTTGTATTGTCATCTGCAATAGAGTATTCTATACTGTCAACTGTTAGTCTGTTTTTATTGGTGATTGTAAACGACTTTTTCGTTGTTCCTTGTTTTGGTTTTTGCGGATCTATTACTTCTATATAAACAACTTCGTATATAGTTTCTGTGGTGCCAGGTTCTCTAGCAATCGCAGTTTTAAACTCACCTAATCTAAGTCTACGTCTTTTGTGATGCTGGGCTGTTGCAGCAACAAAAACATCTACATTTTTAGATTCTATACCAGCATATGCTAACATCTGAATTTGTTTTTGGATACCAAATTCTGGATCATCTGGTCTATAAATGTATTCTGGAACAAATACATCTGGATTACTAACGAATGTTTGATAACTATTTCTGTTTCTTTGTTCTAAAAGAGGACGCATATACAAGTTACTATAGCGCAAATTGTCTTCATCACTTACCTTTAAAACAAATTCTCTAGTAATTGCACTTAACCCAAATCTATCTCTTGCTTCTACAGTAAATTTGTACTCTCTATCAAATGTTGTTCGTTCGCCGCTTATACCGTCAAAGGTAGTTGCGTTTGCATCAAAGGTTGTTAATCCAGGACCATTTACATCTTGATACTGTCTAGGGCGTCCTATTAATTCTCCTGATCGATTTAATCTTATACCAAACGGTAAACGTCCGCTTTCTAGTGTGTAAATCAAACTAGTATCGGGTACAGTGGTAGTTGCTTGTACTCTTAGTGTACTTAAAAAGTTTGCCGGCAGTGTTCCTAGATCACTGTCGGTAATCCATCTAATTGTAGTATCAATTTCACCTATAATTTGTATTTCAAAGGTTTTACTTTTAGAAGGAAAATCTACTAATTCGTCTGTTTCTGCAACAGCGACATCCTTGCTAAAGAAATCTCCTCTGAATAGTGCTATACCTATGTTACGTCCGTCTGTTATATTTCTTTGTAGAGGATTTTGTAGATTTAATTTATTTTCATTATCTCTTGTAATAGTTAATAGGGTTGAGCCGTTTTCTGTTCCGTAAAAGAATTCTGCAACTTTAGAAATCAAACGTGTAAATGCTGTACTAGGCATTCTAACAGCAAATGCACCAGTATTTTTTTGTTCTATTGTAATTTCACCCTGTACATATTTTCTGCTTAAGGATTGTATAAGCATATTGTTATTTGTTTCTTGATCTAACAACAGCTGGCTTGCAGCAACATATTGCCATCTTAGCGCATCAAACTCAAGAATAAATTCGCCGTTATCGTCGGTTATCGGAGCACCTAGTTCGTCAGTTACTGATTTAGCAGTAAAGGAATCACCGAGAACTACTACTTTCATAATCCCGTTACCACCTGATAAAGGTAGTTTGTCTATATTAGTATTTGGATTTAAAGCACCAGATTTTGTTGTGTGTATCATTAGTGTATTAACGTCAAATATTCGCAAGAAGTAAATTGTATTTGCATCTGCTCCTATTGGTAACTGACCTGTACTTTCTAGTTGCACTGGTGCTCCGTTGAGCGAGTCTGCATCAAGTCCGTGTAACGGAGATATAATATTACCTGCAATATATTGTTGTACTGTAGCATCTATAGAACTTTTGTCGCCGAAAGCTACTTGATATATTCCAGCCTGATATGTTTCATCACCGGCATAACTTGCATAGTCTCCTAGATTGTATTCTGTTCCAACAGTCATCTCCAAACTAGAATTGCTTGCATATACTGCTCCAAAGTTTCTGTCTCTTACTGAATACTCTAGATAAGGTACTATGCTATCAATTGTATAAAATTCGTTTTGAGAAAATCTTATCTGACGACCAAGAATTTTATCTTGCTGTTCGCCTGTAAGTTCGCGAACAAATAGATGATTTTGTTGGGCTACTCCTGGCTTTGTTAAACTTAAAGAAATATAAGGATCTAAAGAATTATCTAGAGTGATAGTATCATATTCAGGATTGGTGTCATCAACTGCTGTTACTTTATATTCTTTATCATAAAGTTTAATAGATCTCGTTACAAGTTCTTTTAAATCGTCTACACCGTCTATATCACCAGTAAGATCTAGCTTACCTATTTTAAAGGTAGTTGCTCCTAACAGTGTGTCTTCGTAGAACGTGCCAAATATAGTTGCAGTTCCCGTATCACCTTCAAATCTAGTTGCTGTAACACTAAATTTATAGTTCTCTGTGATTGCTGGCTGATAAGGAACACGGCCTGTTACTTCGCCCGATTTGGTATCAAGTGACATGCCCGGAGGCAATTGACTAGGAGTACCGTCATCATTAAAATCGTCTAGAGTATAGTATACTTGACCGTATAAAAATTCGTTCTCGATCACATCTAAAAACAAAGTTACATAGTTATTTGCTCGTCTAAATCCTAAGTCTCTTGGAGTTAACCATACTGGGTTTCTAAGATATGTGTTATCTGCTGTAAATATGCCTGTTCCTGATTGCATAATTGCGTTATCAGCACGTAGGTAATCATCGCCTACTAGGTATACATTAAATTCTCTTTTTACAAAAGTATCACCGTCTGTAACTGTAACTATAAACGGATAGTAACGATTTAATTTTTTAGGTATAAGTGTAGGTATATTAAAATCATAGTTTTCTAAATCATAAAAATAAGTACCGTATCCGTTAGCACTTTTTACATTATAATCAGCCATAATACTGTCATATAAATCTTGATCATATCCTGCATCTTTTTGACTTCTAGCAAGAGCAAACAAAGGTTCAACAATACCTTGTATTTTTCCGTCGTCAGTTAATGTTAATCCCGGAGGTAGTTCTCCGTCGCCTTCAGCAATAAAGTATGATAGCGTATCGCCCGCGGGCAAGTCGTTGTCATCTGCAAGCAGTTGATAATCGATTAACTCGTTATCTAAAACAAAATAATGATTACTCGGTCCGGCATCTAATAATCCTGAAGGTGTTAACCAATAAGGTTCATCTGGTCCTGAAGTAATTATTTCAAAAGTTCTATCTTCAGTTCTAGCATTAAAGTAGGCACGTAAAACAAATCTCGATACTGTGTCTCTTTCTACCTCAAAAGGAGTTCCTTTAATTGCGGTGCCTTCAATTCGTAATCCAGCAGGCAATGATCCTGCTATTAGCTCTATTCTTGGACTTATACCGTTTGCAACAGGTAATCTTATTTCAATAGTATTTCTTTCTATAATAGTACTTAAAATATTACCACTACCTAAGTTCCACAAACTCTCTACATATCTTTGTTCGCCTAATCCTGCTGTTCTTGCTTGTTTAGTTTGATTACCAAAAAAATAAGGATATGCAGGTTCTTCAAGTGTTAAATCTGTAAATGTTATAAAATATGCATATGTTCCGTTCGGAAACTCTGGAGTTTTACAATATCTTCCGTTGTATTGATCAAGTGTCCCTATATTTTCAATGTACTCATAGTCTTGTATATAAGTTCCTAGTTCTAAGGTATAAAGATCATCACCTATATCTATTTGATCTGTTTCTTTGTATCCTTCTGGTCTATGTCTATCGTTTGTTTTTAACCTATAACTAGATGACATTACAGATGCTCTGCTGTTAGTATCGTCAGGGTCTTTATATCCGTACGGACCGTATATAGGATATCCATCAAAGCAAAATCCTATTATCTTACTGTGTCCGTCTGCATGTCGCATGTGATCTTTACCGAACGAAGTATCTCCATAATATTTGTTAGTAGAATATACTTTTGCATCTTGGAAAACACTTTTTAGAAACTCGCCGCTGTAATAGCCGTAAGACCCAAATGCATCTGGAGATCCTGTTGCTGCATCTAATTTAAATACAGATTTCAAACGAAAGACATCAAAATTTAATCCAGGATGAGGTTCTGAGCTACTTGTAGGTAGTTGCTGAATAGGAAAAGAAGGGCTATTTAAGAACACTCCGTTTGCAGCTATTCCGATAGGACCTGTACGTCTATCAGTAGCATTTTCACTATTACGTGTTCCTCTATAAGTAAATGTTAAATCTCTACTTTGTTTTGTAATATTATTATTTTCAAGGAAGTTTCGGCGTTCGTTTGCCCCATCATTAATTAAAGGGGTTCCAGCCGCCGCTGGAAACGGGTCACCATCTGTGACTAATCTAATTGTTTCGCCTTCTAACCCTATTTCTGTAATACTAGGATATTGTCCTGTGTTATCTGAAATAGCAATATCGTCAGGTTTAAATGCCATATAAAAACTCCCTATATAGCATATTTATCGTTAAACTATTAGAAGAAGCCGCCGTCAATGTTACGTAATTCAGGTGTTTGGAAAGTTCCGAGATCAACTTCTGTTTGTCCTATCATCCATTCTAGAATGTTATCTACTGTGTCAGAAAATGAACCAAAATCAAATCCGGCTGTAAGTGTATCCTGGAATGCTTGTAGATCTCTTACATCTATGCCGTATACTAGTCCAGTTACTCCGCCTTCTAGTGCAGCATTCACTGTTGTTGCAGATACTGTGTTAACGTTAATAATATTGTTATTTAATGCATCTAGCGTACCGCCTAATTGCGGAGTAGTATCTGTTACAATATCAGATTCTGTATTTGTAATTGTAAGTGTGTCATTTACTAAAGAAGTGCTAATACCTTCTCCGCCGACAATATTTAAAGTGCTACCTTCTGCAAGTATAATGCTGCCACTTTCAGAACTAACTATTAGTTGTTGAAGGCCGCCAACTGCATCAAATGTAATAGTGTTCTCAGAAGAAGTAAGACTAATATTTGTTCCGCCTACTAACTTTTTAAATTGTAAGTCGTAATTGACTCTGTTAGAAAACACACCTTCACCTACATTACCTAGGTTACTAGCAGTTGTCTGTTCATCGTCTCGTAGGTCTAGTTCTTCAAAATTTTGATTAATTTTGATCATTGCTTCACGAAGGTCATCCCCTGTACCGTCGTTTGCAATATTTCCTACATTTATTAGTGATATAGCCATTTACTTCTCCGTTGTATGTATTTAGCTAACAATTATTCTTCCGTGTGCATCATTAAAGAGACTGCTTTGATAATAGAATATGCCTCTTGCTCTAGGCCTAAATGTAATAGTTCCTGATGTTGCACCTTGACCTATACTATCGCCGACTTGATTATCTGTTCCCGGACCTTGTACATCTTTCATGTAAATTGGACGCCCTGCACTACTTACTGTAAATAGTATTGTATCCCCGTAATCTATGTTAATGTCTATGTTATTACCAAAGATACCCGTTGTTCTATCTTGTCCGGCAATTTCAAACGCATTATCTCCTTGTTTAGATATAAAGATATCAAATTGTACACCTGGAGGTCTAGCAGGTGATGCATCTAATAAGTCTACTTCAAGGAATTCACTTCTACCATCTAGTTCTAGTTGCATTACTTCCGAACCTTCTGTTGTTAAATCTCTTGTAGTTGTTATAGTTGTTGTTGCAGTATTGTCATTTACTATAAATGATCCTGTTAATGATTCGTTTATATCACTTGCACTGATTCCTGTAATTGTATAAGGAACACTAGTTCCGTCAAACACATCAGTTGTTGTAAGTGTAAATGTGACACCAAAGCCTTCATCAATTTCGGTATCACTGACAGAAAGTGAATAAGTTGGTGTTTTACTAGTATCTGTTACAGATACAAACACTGGATTAGCAAACGGGTCATCTAAAGAAAATGTAATTAGTTCAGTACCTTCAGTTAGTTGATCTTCTCTAAGTGTTATGCTTACACTCCCTGCTCCGCTTACAAGATTTATATTACCTGTAATACTACCTGAGCTTAAATCAAATTCATCTATGCCAGTAATTGTATAACCTAGTAATCCGTCTTCTACGTTTTTCGTAGATAGTGTAAATGTTACAGTGTCACCTTCGTTGATAACATCAGCACTCTTAGTAAGTGTGTACACCGGTCTTTGATCTGTAGTACTTGTGTCGTTAATTTGTATACCAATTTCGGCTTTGCCGTTATCTAATGTTAGCACAAAATTTTGATCACCTTCTGTTGTCAAATCAACTGTGGTAGGAAATGTAAGACTTGCTGTATTACTATTAACAACAAAATTACCAGTTAGTGAAACACCGTCAATGTCTTCAGATTCGATTCCTGTAATTGTATAAGGAACACT